AAAAAAAAGTATGAAGAAATTTGTTTTTGCAAAATCTGGCAGTGAAGTGAAAATGGGAGATAGAGTTGCTATTGGAATGGAAAGTGCTTATGGGCTTATACCATTCTACACTATAATTGTCAGTGAGAAGACTATTCCTTCTCTTATTGAAGAAGGTATAATCAAGGAAGTTGAGGAGAAGGTTGAAGAGGAGGGAACCCATATTGACCCTTACTTCTATATAGAACATCTTGCAAAGAGGATTCATTGGAACAAAGACAATTTGCAGAAGTATCTTGCAAACCTTTATACAATTTATCCTGCTGCTGTTCTTTCAATTATGTTGAGAGAAATAGCCATTGTTATGGATGAAAAGTATAAGAACCATATTGAGAATAGCAAGGAGATTTATGTAATCAGCACTCTCAGTGGGGAAATAACAAAGGTCAAGGACTTGGATAGAATCAAGAACTTCAAGAATTTTGCTGCATTCAGGACATTGGATGATGCTCTTGCAGCTAAACATATCTTGAGAGACCCTATGAGACAAAGGTTTAAAAGAGGTGGAAAACAGAAGGATTAGAAATGCTACTCCAGAAGAGTATGGTAATATAAAGTTTAAATCCAAGATTGAGGCAATGGTCTATAGGACCTTGCTTCAACATGGGTTTGAGCCTGAATATGAAACTCATACTTACACAATCTGGGAAGGATTTAGACCTACTGTACCTTTTTACACCCGTAATAAAGCTAAGGCTACAATACTAAACCTTAAGAAGCTAATTAATATTACTTATACCCCAGATTTCTACATGGAGTATCAAGGATTAAAGATAATAATTGAAGTCAAAGGTCAGGTCAATGATGTGTTCCCTTACAAATTCAAGATGTTTAGGAAACATATAGAAGATTTGCCAGATAGAGAAAATTATCTTATCTTTGAGGTCTTTACTAAGAAACAACTCTTAGAATTTATTCAAATTATTAAAGATGAAGCCAATAGAAAGAATGAGGAAATTGCTCAGCAGTTTACCAAAGAGTGATATAACTTTAGGTGAACAATTCATTCAGAGCAGAGATTTTGAGTCACTCAAGGACTTAGTGGATTCAGCAATCTACAAGGTTAGGAAGCACAAAGCCAGAAAAGATGAAGAAGTGCCACCTAAGCAAGAGTATCTTGATGTGGACTTGACAGAGTTAAGTAATTTAAAGGCTGAGGTAGATGTGTATTTAACCCGGCTTGAAGTTTCCAGTAATGAATGGGAAGAAGACTTAGAGGATGATTATGATTATGGAGAAGAGTATTAAAGAACTATCTTGGAATGTAACAGAGGAAGAATACAGGAAAGACCCTGCAATCAGCTATAGTACATTATCAAGATTTGAGAGGGAAGGTTGGAGAAAGATAGGTTCATTATTTGATAAGATAGAGACACCTGCATTACAGTTTGGAAGTGCAGTGGATTGTATGCTTACTGATGGTGAACAGGCTTTCAATGACAGGTTTATTGTTTGTGAGTTTCCTAACTTATCAGATAATTTAATCACTATTACAAAGGTACTGTTCTCAAAGTATGGAGATACTCACAGAAGAATAGACACCATTAATGATGATATTATCAGTGATGTGGCTGTTGCCAATAGCTACTATGCAGGGGATTCTTATAGGGCACTCAGAATTAAGAAAGTAAAAGAAAGCTGTAATGAATATTATAGTTTACTTGCACTTGCAGGAGAGAAGACTATCTTGTCTCAAAGGGATTATAATGATGTGTCTCTTTGTGTTGATGAATTAAGAACCAACTCAATAACCAAGGACTTTTTTTATATAGACCCTTGGAACACTGATATTGAGAAGGTATTTCAGCTCAAATTTAAAGCTGAGTGGAATGGAATACCAGTCAGATGTATGTTTGATGAATTGATTGTTGACCATGTAAATAAAGTGATATATCCTATAGACTTAAAGACTACAGGGCATCCTGAGGAAGAGTTTCAACATTCATTCATGAAATGGAGATATGAAATAAGTAATTTATTTGTTAATTTGGAGATATGAGAAATTTTACTTATCTTTGCATTGAATTATAAATCAATGTATTATGAGAAAGTATAATTTTAATGAACATTATTTTGATAGTATAAATTGTCAAGAAAAAGCATATTGGCTTGGTTTCTTTGCAGCAGATGGTTATAATCATACAAATAAAGGCTGTATAGAGTTCAGATTACATAAACAGGATAAGGAAATAATGGAAAAATTCAAATCTTGTATAGGAGCTAATAATCCAATAGGATTATACAAGCAAACTTATTGTAATTTAACTTTATATTCTCAGCATTTATGTGATAAGTTATCTGAGTATGGATTAACTCAAGCAAAAACTTACACACTACAAATTCCTGAATTAGATAATGAATTGATGAGGCATTTTATAAGGGGGTATTATGATGGTGATGGATGTTTTTCTGTTATAAAAAGAAGTGATAGAAAAAATCCAAATAGTAAAATTTATCAGTTTAGTGTTACTGGTATGGAGAACCCTCTTAGAAAAATACAAGAGCATTTAATTAAAAATGTGGGAGTTGTGGATAATGGATTAAAGCATAGAAAAGCTGCTATTGCAGTTACAATTCATTATAATGGAAGGAATGTATGTAAGAGAATACTTGACTATTTGTATCAAGATGCTGCTATTTATCTCCAAAGAAAATATAATAAATATGTAGAATATTGTATCTCGGCAGAGTAATCTGCAATAATAAAAAACCTCGTGAACTCAGGGAACATCCTAATAGGACAACCCTGAGCCAAGCCTTAGAAATAAGGAAGGTGCAACGACTATCCAGAAATGGAGTACACTCAAGTGAGTGGAAGTGCGAGGCTCCTCACTATTGAGGATGATGATATAGTCTCATCTATATGGTAACATATAGCAGTTTATAAGAGAACGCAGATAAATTAACGACTTATCTGGAAGATATTTGGATATTCAAGCCAAGCTATACACATACATTCTTCAAGAGTGTATCAAGAGAGATCCCTATTTCAGTGAGTTCAAGATTCAGCATTATCAGTTCATTGTTATCAATAGAAGAACAATTGCTCCTATTGTGTGGGAATTCTATGGGAACTTTGGCATGGTAGATTTAAAGGATGAAACAGGTAAGATTTATAGGGATTGGAGAATGATTCTCTCAGACCTTAATTATTATCTTAATAATCCTAATCTGAAATATAGTAAGGAAGTAATGGAAAATGATTGTATTATGCAAATAAAGAATTTAGTACCAGTATGACAGTAATTAAAAGAGATGGCAGCAAGGAAGACTTTAATATTGAAAAAATTGCATCAGCAGTTGATAAAGCATTTAAGTCTGTAAACCAAATAACTCCTTTGGCAATACATGAAGCTATAGTAAATCTATTTAAGAATAGGGATATTATAGGAGTAGAAGAGATTCAAGATGAAATTGAGAAGTTATTAATCCAGCATAATTGTGCTTCTGCTGTAAGAGCATATATTCTTTATAGGGAGAAACACAAAGAAGCAAGAGAGCTTAATGATAGGCTGGATTACATGGAGAGATATAGTAAATCAAATAAGAATACAGCAGCTTTATCAGAAACAGATGCAAATGCAAATGTAACTATGAAGAATGTAGTGACTCTTGAATCTGAGGTTCCTAAAGTAAAAAATAGGATTATCCAGAGAATAAGAATGAAGAATAAGCTGAATGTATTGTTTCCAGAAGTAGCTAAGAAATATGAGGAAGATATTAACCATCATATTATTTATATCCATGATGAAGCCAGTTCAGCAGTTCCAAAAAACTACTGTGAAGCAGTTTCACTATATCCTTTGGTAGCAAATGGTATCAAAGATATGGATGGAGTAACTCCTAAGACAGCCAATCATTTATCAAGTTTCTGTGGACAATTTAATAATCTCGTATTTTTATTATCAGCCCAGTGTAAGGGTGCTGTAGCTTTTGGAGAGTTCTTTAACTACTTTGATTATTTTTGTGTCAAAGATTATGGTCCTGAATATCACTTGAAGGAAGAAGTATATGCAGATTCTGAACATGTGATGGATAGAAAGACTATAGGACAGAAGGTTGAAGCAGCATTTCAGACTATTGTTTATTATATCAATCAGCCTGCACAGAACAGAGGGTGGCAATCTCCCTTTACTAATGTGAGTTACTATGATAAATATTATTGGGAGGCTTTATTTAAAGACTTCTATTTCCCTGATGGAACACAACCTTCATGGGAAAGAGTGTCTTATCTACAAAAGAAATTCATGCAATGGTTCAATAAAGAAAGGACTAAAGCTATTCTGACATTCCCTGTTGAAACTATGGCATTACTCACAGATAAGGAAGGTAACTATATGGATGAAGAATATAAGAACTTTACAGCAGAAATGCACTCTAAAGGCCATTCATTCTTTGTTTATATTAGTGATAATCCTAATGGACTTGCATCATGTTGCAGACTAAGAAATGAAATTGAAGAGAATGTGTTCAGTTTCACTAATGGTCTTACAGGTGTAAAGACTGGTAGTTGTAATGTTATTACTCTGAATATTAACAGGATAGTTCAAGACTTCTGTAGAGACCATTACAATGGTCCAGATAGGGAGAAATGGATAAGAGAGTTCAAAGTATATCTCACTGATATTCTTGAGAGAGTTTATAAGTATCATATAGCTTATAAAACTATCTTGTATGAGTGGGAAGAGAGGGGTATGTTCAATGCTTCTACTGCTGGTTATATTGGTATGAGAGATTTGTTCTGTACTATTGGTATCAATGGTATCAATGAAGCTGCAAGATTCTTAGGTATGAAAGTATCCTACAATGAAGATTACAAACAGTTCTGTAGATTAATCACTGGTACTATCAGTGAGCAGAATAAACTACATAACAGTAAGAAGTTTAAGTTCAATACTGAACTGGTTCCAGCAGAAGGTCTTAGTTCCAAGAACTATAACTGGGATAAAGAAGAGGGTTATTGGGTTCCTAATGATACCAAAATCTATAACAGTTACTTCTATAATGCTTGGGATGATAACACAAGTATTCTTGATAGATTTAAACTGCATGGAAAGGAGTTTACAGAGCTTCTTGATGGTGGTGTAGGTCTTCATTGCAATCTTGAAGAACATCTAAGCAAGGAACAATATCTCAAGTTAATGGACTTTGCAGCAGAGAAGGGAACTTCTTATTTCACTTATAACATTCCTAATAGTGAGTGTACTAATGAAAAGTGTCATTATATTACTAAACATGCTGTGGAGAAATGTCCTAAGTGTGGTTCTCCTATGGAGATTTGGACAAGAGTTGTAGGATTCTTGAGACCAGTAAGTAAGTATGATGAAGGCAGACAATGGGATGCAACTAAAAGAGTGTATAAATGAAATATGTAGATACTAAAATAGTAATGCAGGAAGTTCCTGATGAAATCACCTTAGCCATAAATATAAGTAATTGTCCATGTCATTGTAAGGGCT